TATAGGACTGATGTTGAATCAGGGGTTTGGCGCGCAAAGATGAGAGGATTTGATGCAAGCCTCTTAAAGATTGAGACACTTTTGACTTGGCTTGACGCAAATGACCCTAATGGCCCGATGACTCAATACTTCTTCCGGCCCTTCAAAGAGGGTCAAGCGAAGATGGAGAAGCTTCAGGAAAAGTTCGCGAAGCAAATTCAAGAGAATGTACCGCTTCATCTTAAGCTGAAGGAAGCGACTGAAAACCGTTGGCTTACTGATGAGTATGGGAACATGATGCCGATCAAGCGGACCAATATGTTTGGGATCGCTGGATTGTTCTTTGGCAATGAGGAGTCACGAAAGAAACTGCTTGATGGTTATAAGTGGAACGAGCAAGATGTTTATGAGTATTTGCTGACGAATATGAAGTCCATTGATGATTGGCATTACCTTGATAGCATTTATAGAGTATGGGATGAACTGACTGCAGAGAAGAGTAATGTCTACAGACAGGTGAGAGGTTATGGTTGGGAGCCACCTCCAGCTATGACTTACTTTGATCGCTATGGAAATGAGAGGAAAGGCGGTTACTGGTCGATTGTTGACTCAGATTCAGATTCGACACAGTTTCGTGAGCAACAAGGGCTCGTTGATCGCAGACAATTCAATCCGTTGCCCTCGGCGACTGTTCAGCTCGAGTCGACGAAAGGGATGCTGCGACCAAGCCTTGATTTTGAAACACTTGGTTATCGGATTAAAGAAACACTTCATGACATCTCTTTTCGTCCAGCGGTGGTGAATGCGCTTCGAATGCTCGAGGATAGACAGATCTTGGGGCTTGTTAAAGACTCTTATGGAAAGGAGTATGGCGATACTATTGAGCGCTGGGTTTCGGATATGGCTAATGATAGTGGATGGAGAGATGATATTGGGGCGACTGTAGCAACGAAGCTGTTTCGCTATGTAGGGCAAGCGGCTATTGTTCATCTTGTTGGTTTCAGTCCAGCTACTGCCATTATCCACAGTGGGTCCGCGGCCGCAAATACAGTCGGCGAATTGAAGTGGCAATCAATCTCAGCCACTTACAAAGTTGTCGGTGATACTCTATTAAAATCATCTGACATGCTCTTCAGAAATCCAAGAAATCTTGAGCTTGCGACAAACTTTGCTTGGGAAAATTCACCTGAACTTCAGTCCCGCTGGAATAAAGACAACTTCAATCTTGTGAAGGCGCTTGGACACTGGAGTAATCTTCAGACGATTCAATGGAGTTATAATCGTTGGGCTCAAAGCTTTATCTCGCTTACTGACTATATGACGGCTGTTGTTGCTTGGCACGCTCAATACACGAACTCAACAAATGATGGAAAGTCTCATGAAGACGCAGTTTTTATGGCTGACAGACTTGTTCGTGCTGCTCACGGCGGAGTCTCACAACTTGATAAAGCCGCAATCCAACGGAGTCTTAATTTAGCTCCATTCACTATGTTCTATGGTTATTTCAACCACAACTACAATCAATTCAGGCGATTTAGTCATGAGATAAATGAAGGAACAGCTGCAACAAAACAAGAGTTTATGAACGACGAGTATGGGAAGATAGCAAAGAGGATGAGTGGACCGTTTTGGCAGGGAATGATGTATTTCGCAGCTTATGGTCTTGTGCCGGCTCTTATTCACGAGGCCGTTCGTGGCAAGGAAGAAGAAGAGTTTGATCTTCCCTCTTTCCTTGGCAAGGCTGTTCTAAGTCAAGGTGCTGGGATGGTTCCATTCTTTAGGGATTTTGCTTACTCGTTCTTGCATCCAGGAGTGCAAAGTGGTGGCATTCCCTTGATGCAAGTGTGGGGTGCGGCTGGTACTATTTCTCGTGGGGCGAAGAAGGTTTGGGAGGGAGAATGGCCAAAGCCTTCTGAAGCACAAGCATTGCTTATTCCACTTAAGCTCGGTTCAAAAACCCTCGGTCGTTTTGCTGACTATATGTTCGACTCTGAGCAAGACGCTCCGAGAAATGTAAGAGAGTGGAAGAACTTGACGATTTACGGTCAGCCGACGATGCCTGGAGTGAGACGGAAGAAAGCAAGGCCTGCACGAACAGGCCACGATTACAGACAGTGAAAGAGAGGGTTGGATAAACCATTTATCCAGCCATATCAGAGGTGATAAATGACTCTATCCACTCAATCATCAGCCGCCACTTACTTAGGCAACGGCGCGACAACTCAGTGGGCGTTCGACTTTCCAATAATGGACTTGAGTCACGTTCAACTCAAGACCAAAGACGCAACCGGAGCGCTGAACAACATCGCGCCTGCTGATTATCAGGTGGTGGGGATAGGCTCTCCGACTGGTGGCTACGTCGCCTATCCCCTTTCGGGCAACCCGGTTCCTCCCGGCTGGCGAGTCCGCGTTCAGCGCGTAGTCCCCCTTGTTCAACCAGTTGAGATCATCAATCAAGAAGCGTTTTATCCAGAGGTCATAGAAAGTGCTGCTGATTACGGCCGCTTCATTGATCAGCAGATGGCGCAAAGGCTCACTGATCTGGAGGCGGGCGATCTGTGGGTTTAGAAGTCCTGAGGTTTGGGTAAGGGCTTGAATGCTCGGTGCCCACTAGGAGTGAGGATGTGCTCGACATGACCAGTCCGGACCATGAGCTGCATAAGCTTCTCGACGTTATGAGCAGGGACGCGCTCGCTCAAAAAGAGGGCTACCACACTCTCCATAACTGGCTGACCCGTCCGCCCATTCATCTTCCAAATAAAGTGCCAACAGTCTTGGAGCGCTTGAGAATCCCCGCCCTTGAGCATGGCCCTAAAGATGTCGGGCATCAGGGCCTCGGCCTCGAGCAACCATCCGAGAGCCTCTTGGTAATGCTGGATTTCTATCACCTGCGAAGCACCCCAGGCTACCGCGCACACCATGCACAACTTCAGCAAGTGGGCGGTTCGTCTGGGAATGTAGGAGGCCAGACGGGGATGGTCGGGAGTGGGGGGACCGCCGCTGAGAACCCAAGCTACCAAGGCGGTGGAAGCCTCTTTTGAGAAGACCAGCTCACCACGGCTGTCTCCTATCAAGCGGAGATCCTTTATGAGCCCTGTTAACTCGATTTTGGCTGGTGACTCAAAAGGATTGCGTGGCTCGCTTATCCCACAGTAGACCATAATGTTTCTGGAGATAAAACCCTGATCCCAAGCACCCTCTGGCATGAATTTTCCGAGGTAAGAAGGGGTAGAGCCACACACCAGATTAAAAAAAGGCTTGGCGATTGTGATTGACAGCTCTTTTGTTCTTCGTTTCTCACTATAAGGAGTTCCGTCATAGATGTCGGTGAGAGTGGACATAAAGGCGTGCTCATAAGCTGGGAGGAGAACGCCCATCTCGCTGATTGCGGCTGTGAGTGAGTTGTAGTCTTCATAGGGTCCAGGTCCAAACAGTTGTTTACGCTTTGCTCCATCAAGCTCATCAATAAATGAGGCTCGAGTTAACGAAGACGAGCCCTTATGATGCTCTTGAAGAAAACCCCACAGCTGATTGATGCGAGCAAGTATGATTGACTTGCCCACTCCTGGTGGTCCGATCAGCATGACGTAAAGGTTTGGGAACAGTGGTGTTCCCCTAGAGACTACCCATATCTTTCTTTCCATCGCTCCTGCGATCGCTGCTATTCCAGCCCACTTCCGGAAGATGTCTGGCGAGGCTGTTTCAGCGGTCTGTTCTACAAATAACTCTATCCAAGATCTCCCACGGCCATTTTCCACTTTGCGAGTCCTTGAGGGTTTTCATCTGTTTTAGGAGCCCAGTTATAGCCAGTCTTTACCTCGGCGGGGATTATCAGTGTTCTGTCCCCGCGGAGCCTCACAGGGTACTCAAAGAGCTTCATCATCTGCGGTATGACGATTGCTTCGTCTTTCTCAGGATACTGAAATAAGAGTGAATCATGGACTTGCAACAGCAACTGTACTTTGTTAGCGCGCCATACGTTCAGCATAATTCGGTTCAGGATTTCCACGGACACGGACTGAGGTTCAAAGGCGACCGCTTCACGTAGAGTTGACTGGTCGTTCCGCCTCCCGAAGAACCATCTCCGCATCCCCAGCATCGTCGTCAGCTGACCCTTTGATCTCAGTTCGTCTTCGACCCACTGATGCCACCTCTGGATCGCAATGAACTTCGTGAAGTAGGCCGTCTGGAAGTCCTTAATAACTTTGACTGGCATCTGGGAGTGAAACGCCATCGTTGAAGCCTGTCCCATGTAGTTACTGCCGTGTCCGAGACGCTTTGCCATATACCGGAGCGAGTGCTGACGATAATGTGGCCGCTCGGCGATGTCTCGATCCTTATGACGATCCCCTGTCCATCCGAGAGCTGGCATAATGCCCTTAGCAACCTCGGTATGGAGATCTCCTGACTCACACGCATCCAAGTAAGCTCCATCTCCGAACAAGTTCCAACAAATCGCGCCGACCACTCTTGACTCAGCTTGCTCTAGGTCGATGTTCCCAAGCTTCATTCCGGGGTCAGCGATGAAGATTCTTCTGAGGCCTTCTTCAATATTTTGTAAGTTTGTTCCAGTCTCGAGGTCAGCCATTGAGCTGGAGAAGCGACCAGTTTCTGTTCCGGCAATGTTGAAGCTGGTACGCATTCGCTTGTCAGCGTCAATCCGAGTCTTAAGTACACCGATCTTTTTCTGTATCTCTCGGAGAAGAAGAATGTGGTTGACCAGCGGTTGGGCGACGAAGTAGTTCGTGAGCTTTTCAAGTGCGCCGCGATTGACTGTCGGAACCATCTCACCAGACGCTCCTCGTCTGCGGATAGGGGGTATACAGAGTACGCCATAAAACAGCTCCATCAGTTGTTTTGGAGAGGACCATTTGCAAGTTGTGCCGATCCCTACTTCGAGGATCACATCAAGTTGGTCACTCAAGCGTTTGACCCGCTTCTCATAGTCGATGATGAGGCGGTCACGCTCAGTTATGTCAACCAAGACACCACGAAGGTTCATCTCGAGCACAGGTGCTTGCAACGCGAAGCGAAGGTTATACGTCTCTCGAGTTACGTCATCAAGCTGCTCTTTTAAGATGCTGGAGATCTCATGAGTGACACAACAGTCGAGTCCGTTGTAGACCCACTGTTTCTCCATCTCTCCCATATGAGGCGATATGTGTTCAGTCTGAACGATTTTCATTCTCCCTCCACATAATACATCTTGTCAAAATCATTCTTGGCAACTGCATGAGGTATTCCGTTGTAGCCACAGATGATCCAGTCTCCTTTGAAGACGGTTCTGGTTGATCCGTAAGAAGTGCGAAGGACTGTTGAGTTTGGATAGACGACAGCCCATTCAAACTCGATCGCTTTCTTAAACCAATCAGGCTCTGGGTCATGACCGAGCTGAAACGCCTCGACGTAGATCTGACGGGCTTTGTATCTCACAGCCCAAGCTCCTCAAGGTCGATCGGCTTTCCTCTCATCGGCTTTGTATAGGCCTCTCGTGGCTTCTGCTTCAAGATGTAATCAGGGACAGCAATTATATCAGGCACCTTTGGCAAGATCAAGTGCATTATTGCGTCTTCTGTTTCAACCAAAAGCATCCCAAGCGGATGGGTCCAGTAAGGCCAAGCCCGCCAACCAACTGACGTGATCCACCAAGGCCCTGGATCGCTCTGTGAGCCCTCTTCCAGTCGAACGGCTACATCAAAGGTTGCTTCGCCCCGCACCAGATGTGCGATCAAGTAAAGATCGTTCATTTTTGACTCCGCAGCCGCGCAATCTCAGCTCGATCATACTCACGAAGTTCTCGAAGCGTACTCACCTGCTCTCGCAGCCGCTCGATCTCAGCCATGAGATCAGCACGCTGTTGCAGCGACACGTTGGCTATTTTCTCTGAGTCATCGGTCATAGATCAAGCTCGAAATTGTCTTCGAAATACTTTTTGGCCAGCAGCCACTGGTCGTTGTGGTTGTCGGGATTCCTGGCAATCATATCACCAGTCTTGGGCGAGCCACTGGCACTGTCGATGGCCGCAACGCTGATACCAGTCATGTCCTCGCCCGGTAAGTAGGGCCGGATCTCGGCAAGGTTCCGGCGGCGGTAGGTTTTGAACTCAGTCATTTTTCCCTCTTGTCAATGATCTTGTCACTGGTTCGCATCAGCTTCCACGACGCTTCGTTCGTATAAACTGAGCCAAGAAAGCCCAGACCTTTCCGAGACTCCGGCTGAAGCGCATGATGGAGGAGCATGGTGTCTGTAGTGTAATTGGTTGGAGTTGCTCCAAGTTTTCGCCAGAGGAAGTGGATGTCGAAGATACCGTTATGCGCTGTCTTCTGTGCGGGCAAGTGTAGAATGTTCTTGACCCACTGCCAAGCTTGCACTTCGTCTCCGGGACTCCAGTAACTCCATCCATTCTTTCTGTAATCGACGAAAGGGATGCAAACAGCGATCTTTTCAGAAGGCGCGAAGCCGATGCAGGTGATCTCGTTAAACGCCGTCTCGATGTCAAAGGCGATCTCCTTCGCCCCTTGTAAGTAAGTCCGATAAAAGAGGGCTATGTCTTGGAGGCTTTCGACGATCCAGACTTCTCTCTTAGGTCGTCTAACTTCTGGGAAACGGGACTCTCGTCGGGCTTTGATGAAGTCTGCGACAACGGTTGGACGGAGTTCCCATTGTCTGAGTACAGCTGCTGGGTGAAAGGTGGGGAGGACTTTTTGTCCGAGGCCATTTCCTTGGGAAGAAAAGGATGCCTCCTGAACTGTTCCTCGGAACTTACTGATTCCGGTGGCGTTGAGAAGGAACCACGCGGCAGTGTTTCCGAGGGCCAGAACGAGATTTGGTTTAACGCTCCGCAACTCGCGCAACACACGGTCAAGTTCAGGTGCATAGTCGGCTTTGATACTCTTCCCTTTACTGATGGGGCCGTAGCCGTTGACGCTAGGAGTCCCGCAAAGGTTTTCAATGTTATTCTCCTTTGGTCTGAGGTTGAAGACGTTTGAGAGGTAACAATCACGACGACTGATACCTGCTTCATCGAGCATTCTCGTCAACTCGTAACCGCTTGGTCCCACGAAGGGGGCACGAGCACGCTCTTCATGCTCGCCCCACGCCTCGCCCAAGATGAAGATCTCACCATACATCAGTGTGTCGCTCCTGCAAAGTGTGAGTCCATCATTTCTTCTTCAGCGAGAAACTGTAGAACGTGCTCCATCGACCCGAACTTCTCGAAGCAACAGACGACCGAGCCGATTGTCGGCAAGTCACCCACGAAGACAACTCGCTTACCTGCGGCGAACGCGATACCTGCTTCGAAACAAGAGCCACGCGTAGAGTCACCTGGCTCGACATACAAGATCAAGACATCACAAAGCAATACGTCTTTGACATTGTTCTCCCAAGACTCTTTAACGACTTGAGCTGATGCTTTCGGCTCACCGTCTTTAAGAAAGTCGATCCAAGTCGAGACGATCACCACCCTTGGAAACAGTTGTTCACGCAACGCTATCCAACGCCGAGCGTACTTGATGTCGGAGGCGATGTAGACTCTCATTCCATTGTATCCTCTGTTAGAGCTTTGTTGGCATCACGCGCGAACTGTTCGTTAATCTCGAGGCC